CAGAGGCTGATTCCATAAGGGTTTCAGAGGGGTACTGTTTCTGTCTGTACCAATTTTGTACCAATCAAGCTGTTTTCGAGCTTTCCGAGTTCACCCCAGTCGGTGCTGGAGTTGATCCATCGGGCGTAGGTCGATAGCAACATCTGAACGCTATGACCGAGCTGAGTGGCAATAAATGCAGGGTTCATACCCGCCATGAGGCACATGGTAGCGTAAGTGTGTCGGCAGTTGTATTGCCGGCGGGCGCGAATCCCCAATTCAGTCAGTGCAGCCTGGAAGTGTTTATCGGTTACGCTCGACTGTTGAATGAACTCGAAGTTCTTCGTTGGTGGGAATACGTAGCCTGATTCGGTGCGTTTGCGCCGGCTCTGCAAGGCACGTTGTTGCACTACCAGCTCGGCTTGCTCGATGGCGTGCAGTGCCCGACTGTTGAGCATGACCTGGCGCCCGTTACGGGTTTTGGTACGCTCCTCAATCTTGTAGTCCGCGACGATTCGACACACGTTGACCAGCCGCTTTTCCTTGTCGACCTCTTCCCATCGCAGCGCCGCGATCTCGCTGGGGCGCATGCCGGTGTAAAAGGCGAACTCGAAGTACGCGGCGTAGATCCGCATCGAATGGGTCAGCGTCATATATAGGTGGTCGATGATTTGGTTGGCCTCGCCGACCGTGAACGGATCGATGGGCTTTTTGGCCTTCACCGGCAGTTCGATGGACTCCACCGGGTTACGGTTGATCAAACCATCTTTTACCGCAGTGCCGAACACCGTGGTCAGGCGCTGGATCGCCGCACGCTTCACGCCCGGCGTCGGCCATTCGGTATTGGCCACGACCTTGCGCAGCATCACCGATGTGATGCTGTCTATGGGCAGCATTGCCAGATACGGCATCCAGTATAGATTGAGCGAGCCGAGGTAGTTCTTGCGTGTCCCGGCCACGATCTCGCGACTGTTGAGCCACTCCTGGGCGTACTCCCCGAAACGGGGAGTCGCCGAGTAGTTGGCATAGGTGGAGTTTGGGAACAGTTCGGCGTAGCGCTGATCATCCAGCACGCCGTGCTTGATCAGGCTGGTTACGTTAGCGCGTAGGTCGGCGGCAGCCTTAATCCCCTTCGGCGTTTGGGGATAGGGGAGGGTTTCGCAACGGCGTTGCCCGTTCCAGGTGAAGCGAATACGGACGGACTGTCCAGCAAATTCAACTCCGGTGGGCAATCCCATTGGCTCTCGAGCCATGCTTCGTATCTCCTGATGCTGTAGTAAATCCGGCTGTCGATCGTGTTCCATACGCCTTGGGGAATGACGCCTCTAGCACGTTTCCCCTGCAACGCCCGCCGGGTCGTGCCAACTAGATCTGCCATCTTGTCTTCCGGAATCTTGTCGAGCTGGAAGATTTCGATTTGCCCCTCTGCCACTTGGGGAGTTTGTGAAGTTTGCATATGCATTTCTCCGTTTACCGACTTCGGTTTAAGCCGCTGCGGTGGTGGCTTGGGCGTCGAGGTAGTCGGCTAGGTGATGCAGGTAAATCACCGGTTTCGTCCGTACTGAGCGGTGTAGGTGAGTCACCGTGATCTTGATGTGGCCGGCTTTTATTTCCCGCAAGAGATGACGGTCCGTCCGAATATGCGAAAAATATCGTTCGCGGACTTCGGCTACGAGCGGGCAGGGGGTATCGAACTGCTTTTTGAGCTGATCGAGTGTGCTGGTCACGCTACGTCCTCCCCATACCCCTCGTTTTGCGGCAGGAGCTTGAGACGAATCATTTCGGCCAATCCCTCCTTGCTACGCCCCATAGCTGCAGCGCAGATTTGTCCTTTTTTATCCGCCACAACTGCGCCAAAGGGGTATTCGGGAGAGTTAGTAGGTGTGACATAAGCCGTGTGATCCTCCGAGACAACTGCATTCACACATCGAAAGACCTCGGCGAGCTCCACGCTCATCGCTGGAATGCTCTCGAGCAGTTCAATGGCTTCTGTGGCTGCGCCAACGAGCGTTGCCCTGCTAATAACGCCAGGACAATTTAGATAAATCGGGATCAGCTTCAGTGCACCCACAGACTGGGTATATGCGTTGTAGTAATTGGTTTTCATGCCGCGACCTTCTTGTCCGTAATTGCGATGCCAAGTTTTTTTGCGAGCCATTGCACACCGTTCTCGGTAACCATCACGACTGCGTAATGTTTGAGACGATTTGGACCCAATTGAACACTTCGCGGATCTGAGAACAGGTGGCCGCTAGAGCGGTGGTGGCTTGCTAGATCACCCGTCGACGTGAGAATGCGAAGTTCTCGAAGTGCCTTGCGAAAGGCACGCGACTTGATGCCAAACAACGCTGCTGTCTGATCAAGGGTGCGATTCATGCCGAGCTCCCTCTAACTTGAAGTTTTCCACGATCTGGCGATTGGCCAATTCATGCATGAAGTCACGTAAGTGCAGGTGATTGGCTCGATCTCCGCGACGCAGTCTCACGTGATCTGTGTGCCCTGAGACATCGACTCGGACTATTGCGTGATCGTCAGTCAACTCAACGTCAAAACGGGCTTGAATGGTCAGTGCGGGGCGCTGCATTGAACAGCTCGCTTGCCCGCCTGTTTGCAGCATTTGATGCAGTAGTTCTTGTTGTATGAGAGGTAGCTGGAAGTGGTTCACTTTGTGTCACCACGCGAGGTTTGGCGGACCATCATTGGTGCGTCAACGTTTGAAAATGGAGTCTTAAAAGCAGGCGCTTTGGGTGTTGGAAAGGACATCGCAAGTACTCTGGTGAGAGGTTTACGATACGAACAATACAAATGCGTATGAGCTAGGTCAATACGTTTATGTATTGATTTTGACGCGGGCGTAAAAAAACCGCCTAGGAGAGGCGGCTTTGTTTGTTGAAATTGCGGAGCTAGAAAATTTCTAGTTTTGAAATCACAACCCCACAAATCGCGGCGTCTGGGGGCAGTTCAATTATAGGTTCCGGCCATGATGGATTGAGCGGCTTCAAAAATTGACGGTGACCCTCCAAGACAAGTTGTTTGAAGGTTGCCTCATCGCTGTCCGTTAACTTGGCGATTACTAGGGATCCATTTTCTGGATCTTTCGCTGGATCGACGTAGATTATATCGCCATCTCGGAAAGAACGCCGCTCATGGGGATTGAACATTGAAAGCCCACGCACGCGCAGTGCGTAGGTTCTTTTGCTGTGAGAAACCGCGCACGGAAGCCATATCTCCGCGTCGCTTACGTTCATGACGTCTAGTGCTTCGCACCATGCTCCTGCTTGCACCCATGAAATCAATGGAACCGAACCTTTGATAGCGGGGCCAGGCTCAACGTTGGATTGTGCAAACGCATTTGCATCGGTCCCTATGTTCTTGCCTGTCCACAACCAGTTAGAAGTAACAGCGAGAGCTTTCGCGATTTTTTCAACGTTCGACTGTCTCGGACTCAGCGATTCACCGGAGATTATTCTGTGGATCGTAGGTTGGGGTACGCCGGATCTTCGACCCAATTCACCCTCAGATAGCTGAAGCTCTGTCATGCGCTGAGCTATACGCGTGCCTATCACTTGCTGGCCCTCTGATTCGTAAACGTATTGGGAGTGTATTGCGCCAATCGATACGAATGCGTATTATCCGATCAATGCGAAAGCGCATTGGTGAATCACATGACTATTCAAAAGATGCTCAGCGTACTTCTGGGGCTTGGCTATTCGCAGCGTGCGATTGCCGAGCGCGTCGGAACGACGCAACCAACAATATTTCGAGCTGCTAAAGGCGCGGATATTCGGTACGAAACTGGTAAAGCGATTGAACGGCTTTTTGAGCAAGAAAAAAGCTCAGAGGTACAGCAGTAGCAAGAAAAGGTGCCGAGCCGGGGCCTCTCACCAAAGATCCCCCGGCTTGGCGGCGATGACACACAGCAATGCATATCGGTCGCGGTCGTAGGATAGGTTGTGCCTGTTCCTAAGGCTAGACCGTAAAAGGAGTTTTTACGGTTATGAGTCGCAACGCAAAACTTCCGGCCGCTGAGCCGGTTCTTTCTTTACGTAAGGCGCTTTACCGGGCCGGCCATTCCTACAGGGGCGGGGTAACCGCCTTGGCGTTGGACATGGTCATCGATTACGACACCCTCCAAAAAAAATTGAAGCACGATTTCGAACAACGCTGGCTCGATCCGGATGAGCTCGAGGAGGTCATTCGACTGACGGCTAGTCCGGTATTGCTAGATGCACTGATGCGTCCTGCAGGTATGGTTTGGTACAAGCCCGAAGCTGCGGCACCGACGAAACAGGCACTTCTCGCGGTCAGTAAATTGCTACACGAGACCGGTTTGTTTGTTTCCAGCATGCACGAAGGTGCAGCAGACAACGTATGGGAACCGCACGAGGTCGCCGAACTGGAGAAGCATGGCGCAGATGTCATCCGCGCGGTGCTCGGCATCATGGCCGGCGCATGTCAGGCGATGGAGGGGCACGATCATGGCTGATGTGATCGATACAGCCAATGACCAAGCCGATTACTTTTTACAGATCGCGCTTAGCAGGCATCCGCGTCCGATAACTGGAATGATCAGCGCAGAGTTCTGTGCAGATTGCGATGAGGCCATTCCGGTATTACGCCAGAAGTCTGTAGATGGTTGCCAGACTTGTCTTGACTGCCAAGAGCTGCGGGAGCGAGGCCGATGAGCGAGTTGGTCAAAGGCGTGCCAACAGCAGAGTGGGCGCAGCGTTACGTTGATGCGTTCAACCTTGCACTGGTCCCTATCGAACCGGGCGAAAAAGGCCCAAAGGGCATTGGCTGGAACAAGCCCGGCGGTTACATCATCGAGGCGGCGCAAGCCGCTCTTTTTTGGCAGAACAATCCTTCCCATAATCTTGGCGTGGTCCTTGGGCCGAGTCGCATCTGCTCGCTGGATGTTGATGATGTGCAATGGACCCGTCACATTCTCTATGAGTTGCTCGAGATTGATCTAGATGCAATGGCATTGGTATTTCCCACGGTGGTCGGTAACCCTGCGCGCTTTCGCATCATGTTCCGTGTTCCGGACGGACTCGATCTATCTCGCCACTCGCTGGCTTGGCCGAATGAGAAAGACCCCGACGGCTCGATTTACAAAGCGTTGATCGTGAAAGCCAAAGCGGCGAAAGCGGAGGGTGATATAGCAGGGGAAGTCGCAGCACGGGCCGAAGCTGAAGAATACAAACGCTTCACCGTTTTCGAGTTACGTGCGGGTCTTGTGCAAGACGTTTTGCCGCCTTCGATTCACCCAGGTACGGGTAAACCCTACGTCTGGCGGACACCGCCTCGCGCGGATGAAGGCTTACCAGATCTAACGCCTGAATTGCTTGCGATCTGGATCAACTGGGACATTTTCAAGCGTGATGCTGAGCTGGCCTGCCCGTGGGCGGTTAAACCAAAAAAAGCGCCGGGTAAGGTGATCAGGCGTTCGGCCCCGGCAGGCGGCAAGCAGCCTTCAGTCATTAATGAATTCAACCGTTGCCACGACGTTGAGGAACTGTTGCGCGCTCATGGCTACATTAAGCGCGGTAGTAAGTGGCTGTATCCGCAGAGCAGCACAGGGTTGCCGGGTATCAGTGTTGCTGAGGGCAAGGTTTATTCGCACCACGGTGCCGACCCACTGGCGAATGGTCACCAAAACGATGCGTTTGAAGTTTACTGCTTGCTCGAGCATAGCGGTGATCAGTCGCGCGCAGTCAAAGCTGCCGCCCGGTTGTTGGGTATGCAGCATTCCTCGCGTCCGGATGCGCACGATCTTCCCACGCCCCCATCGGATGAAGCGGGTAACGTCACATCCAACAATGCCACCGCTCTGAGCGCGGCGGCTCCTCCAGCTTCCGGGGGGGCGGGGGAGGAGTTGACACTCGAGCATGTATTGCGTCGATTTGCATTGGTTGAGGGCACAACACATGTATGGGACTGCGATCATTCGAAGGTGATGAAGAAGTCGGCGTTTGAAGCCCGTGTTGGCAAAGCGCTGGCCAAGTCTTGGCTGGACGACACTGGCAAGCGCTTGATCTCCGATGAACATGTTCGCGACATCGAACAGACGCGGCGAATGGCCGGCAAAAAGGGCGGTGCTTTGGGCATGTCGCCAACGGATCGTTATGTGTACATCGACGGCACCAAAGACGTTTGGGATCGAGAGAAGAAACGTCGCATTGCCGAGGGTGCGGTCAAGATGGCCTTGGGCGACACCTATCCGCTGTGGCTCAACAGCAGCGAGCGGCGCACCGTGGACGTTGAACACATCGTGTTCGATCCGACTATGACCAAGGATCCGACCGTCTACATCAATACATTTGATGGTTTGCCACTGGAGCCTGCTCGAGATGATGCGGCATGCGCCAATCTGCGTTGGCTGATTTCGTTTCTGTGCAATCACGATGAAGCCGCAACCAGTTGGCTCGCCCGCTGGCTGGCCTATCCGCTGCAGCACCTGGGCGCGAAGATGGACACTGCAGTGCTGATGCACTCGAGCATGGAAGGCTCCGGTAAAAGTCTATTCTTTGCCGACACCCTAGGCAGACTCTATGGGCAGTACGCTGCCACTGTTGGGCAGACCCAACTCGAAAGCAATTTCAACGCATGGCAAAGCCGAAAGCTATGGGCTGTCTTCGAAGAGGTTGTTAGCCGCGATCAGCGATATAACCAGGTGGGCAAGATCAAACATTTGGTTACGGGCAAAACGGTACGGATGGAATCCAAATTCATCAACGGTTGGGAAGAGGCCAACCACATGAATGCCGTGTTCTTGAGTAACGAGATTCTACCGTGGCCTATCAGCGATACCGACCGGCGAATGCTCGTTATCTGGCCTCAGGAAACATTGCCCGTGGAACGCCAGAAAGCCATCGGCCGGGAGCTTGAGCAAGGCGGAGTCGCAGCGCTATATGGCTGGTTATTGTCAGTTGAACTGGGTGATTTCAATCAAAGAACGCGCCCGCCATCCACAGAGGCACGTGAACGTTTGGTGGCCCTGAGTCGCGCCGGCTGGCAAACCTTCCTGCACCTTTGGAAGATTGGCGATTTGGGTGCCGGCCTTTGGGGCGCGTGCCTGTCGTCCGATCTCTACGCGTTGTTTCTCGAGTGGTGCCATCGAAATAAGGAGCACTCGATGAGTCAAACCAAGTTCTCCTTGTTCATTGCTTCATCAGTTGAGAAGTCTCGCTCTACGCCATGGACTGATGGAAACAATCGACGATTCGGTGCGTTCTTTGTTCCAGATGATCCTTCAGCCTCTCCGCTCCTCTCACTGCAGGCGGCAGAGCTTGGGCGTACGGTTTCTACTTGGCGGGCCAATGCGAAACTCGCTGGGTGGAACGTTGCGGGATGGGAACACGTAAAGGGGTTAGCAGCATGAAAACCGTTACCAGTGTGTCGGGTGTGTTGGGTATGTGTGGGGCTATTTTCGGCGACCCAACACAGCTACGGGCCAGAAAAATCAACGACGGCGTAGCACTGTGTCGGGTGTGTTGGGTTTGCATGCGCGCACGCGCGTGCGCGCGCTTTTTTCTCCAAATTTTTTCTTCTAGGTGGCATCACAAAAAACTCTATGCGAAGGCTGAAAAACCTAACAAACCCAACACACTCAACACGGCTTGGGTAAGAGCATTGAATTTAAAGGGTTTGAGGTGTGTCGGGTTTGTGTTGGGTATCGGCTTTTTTGTGTTGGGTTCGGTTTCGGGGCAGAAAGAATGATCAAAGACATGGATGTATTGTTGATGCACTGGGGCGAGCAGTACCGTCAGAACGGCGACGCCAGCAGCATGGGCAGCCCGATGGCAGCTATTATTGAGTGGGGCGGCTGTGCTCCCCGCGGCACTGCCGGGTCTCGAATTATCCTCGGTGCTGGAGCTGGTCCAGATGCTGTCGCGCAAGAAGTAGGTGCTGCGTTATCCGAGATCGAACGGGAAGATGGTCGCGGTGAACGTATGCAACGGCTGGCAGTGCTTCGTTATTGCGAGGATCCGACCCAAACTTGGGCGGCCCAGATGCATGAGTTGGGATATGTGTCGAAGGCGAAGCAAACCTACTACGACTTGGTGCATAGACTTCATGTCCGACTGTATGAAGTGCTCAATGAGCGTTCCAAGGCCAGGAAGTGGTTGACCGTTGGTCGGGGTGATTTGCCTCAAAGTCTGCTCAAAGTGCGTGTAAGTTGCATCGAACTGAACAACCGAAAATAGCCTCTTTTCGGTTCCGTACTCAGGGGGTAAAAAGTCCCCACGATATGCGATCTGCGCCTAAGACACTCACAGAGCAACAGCGGTGCATTCCGTCCCGTTAACGACCGAGAAATTGAAAACCCTGCCATCCCCGGCGGGGTTTTCTTTTTCCGGCGCGCCATTGTTTCTTCTTGAGGCACAACATGACTAATGAGCAACAAGCACTGGCAGAGATGCCGATCTGGTTAGTGATCGTCCTAGCTTTGGTCGGTGGCGTTTCGGGAGAAATGTGGCGGGCTGACAAGGATGGTGCGCGAGGCTGGGCATTGCTGCGCCGACTCGCGCTTCGATCCGGAGCCTGCATTGTCTGCGGGGTGTCGGCAATGATGCTGATGATCGCCGCCGGCATGACGCTCTGGACGGCGGGCGCTTTAGGTTGCCTGACAGCGATGGCCGGTGCCGATGTGGCCATCGGATTGTATGAACGCTGGGCTGCCAAACGTCTGGGCGTCAGCCAGATCCCACCGGCTGGCGGCGAGCAGTGATGATGACCCGATCTAGGGCGCTGAAACCGCCGGGGACCCTGGGGTTATTCGCAGGGTACGGGGTCGGAAACCCGCGCAACTCGGTATCTGCAAGCACTGAAAAGTTACTGAAATTTCAATCACTGAAATCTCATTGAAAAAGGACTGAAAAACTACCTATGACTGAGCCTCTCTACCTCTCGAAAAGCGCCTTCGCTGCTCGAATTGGAAAGGCGCCCAGCACCATCACCTGGCTGAAAGACAACGGGCGTTTGGTGATGGCGCCGGATGGGAAACGCGTCGATGTATATGCGACAGAATCTCTCATCAAAGAAACATCGGACCCCAGCAAAGCTGGCGTTGTCGCCCGTCACGAACGTGAGCGGCAGGTCAAAGAAGGTTTCAGTAATACGGTCCCCGAACCTTCACCGCCGTTTTTGCAGGCTGCGCAGCCCGCGAGTCTTTCCGCTGCCGACGCACTGCCTGACTTCCAAAAGGCGCGTGCTCGAAAGGAACACTTTGCATCCCTCAGCGTAGAGGCTGGTTTTTACAAGGATCAAGGTGTGCTGGTTGAGTCTGCTGTGGTCGACAGAGCTGCCTTCGATACAGGCCGGCTCCTACGTGATTTGCTGATGACCATGCCGACTCAGATTGCTCCGGAATTGGCGGCGATGACCGACCCATGGATGGTGGAAAAACACTTGTTGGCTGCGCTACGTCGAACACTGGAAGACGCCGAACGGATGTCCTCCGCTGATTTGCAGCGTGCGCTTTCAAACGCAGGGAATTAATCATGGCCAACTACGCCGATGGCACTGAGGTATACCGCAGCGGCTACTTTCGCGGACTGCGGCCGGAGCCTGAGCTTTGGGTTGACGAATGGGCCGACCGTTACATGCGGATCCCCCAAAGCCAGGGCGGTGCTGAACCCGGTCCCTATCGCACGGCACGTACGCCGTATGCTCGGGAACCGATGCAATGTCTATCACCGGCGCATCCATGCAAGCGGGTGGTGACAATGATCGCCTCACAGTTGATGAAGACGCAGATTGCTTTGAATTGGATCGGCGGCTGTATTCATATGGCGCCAGCGAACATCCTCTTGCTGGAACCGACGCAGCGTTTGGCACATGACATTGCCGCGCGTTTTGATCAGGCCGCAGAGGTGGTTCCTGAACTGCGCGAACGCATCGTGAAGCCGCGATCGAGGGAGGGTACTAACACCTCCGGAGTCAAACAATTCGAGGGCGGACGGTTGTTTATCGCCACCGCCGGCTCGTCTTCCAACCTGGCGGAAAAGTCGGTGCGCTACGTCTACGGCGACGAGATTGATCGTTGGGAGATGGATCTGAATAGCGAGGGTGATCCGGTCAAACTTGCGGAGGCGCGAGCTTCGACGTTTGGGCGCAACGCCAAGTTTTATTTTTCAAGCACACCGACCCTCAAAGGGGCATCGCGGATCGATGATCTTTTCCGTATCAGCGATCAGCGTCACTTTTATGTGCCGTGCCCGCACTGCCAGCACATGCAGGTGCTCGACTGGTCCCATTTAAAATGGGATGAGGCGTACGCCCAGGTTCAGTATCTTTGCAATGGGCCTGATTGCGGCGCGCTAATCGATGAACATCAGAAGGCGACGATGCTGGCGAAAGGGGAGTGGCGCGCTCATTCTCACGGTGACGGCGAAACCATCGGCTTTCAGCTCAATGCTCTTTATGCGCCCCTCGGATGGACTAGCTGGGTCCTGCTAGCTCGCGAGTTCGACTCAGCGATGAGCGAACAGAAAAAAGGCAATCAGTCGCTCATGCAGGTGTTTTACAACACTAGGCTTGGGCTACCTTGGGACAGCGCGCTTGAACAGACCAAAGCTGATGAACTCCAAGCCCGAGCGCTTCAAGAAACTTACGTGCTCGGTACCGTACCAATGGGCGCGCTGATGCTGACTGCCGCAGTGGACGTTCAAGGCAATCGTCTTGAGTTCATGGTAATGGGATGGGGTGTCGGACTGGAGCGTTGGGTCATTGACCATCAGGTCATCATGGGTGATCCATCCGACGACAGAACATGGGAGGCGCTAGATACCAAACTCAAGGCTCGCTACCGTCACCCTAGTGGAGTCGGATTGGGCATCCTCGCTACCGCCGTTGACTCGGGTGGACACCATACGCATGAGGTTTATCAGTTCTGCCGCATTCGCCGTTGGCGAAATGTCTTTGCGGTAAAAGGCGAGAGTCGTAAAGGCAAGCTGGTAATCGCTCAGCGTCCGTCCCGCGTTGATGTTAATTGGCGCGGGAACGTCGAAAAGAATGGTGCCGAACTCTGGATGATCGGCACCGATACTGCGAAGGACTGGATTTATAACCGCTACGCGCTGGAATCTGGGCCCGGTGCTTTACATTTCGCGAAGGATCTACCTGATGACTTCTTTGCCCAATGTGTGGCCGAGCGCAAGGTTGCTCGTTTTGTTAAAGGTCAGTGGCGCGTTGAATGGACGAAGGGCAAGGCGGATCGCAACGAAGCGCTCGACCTGATGGTGTACGCGTTGGCAATGGCCGAGTACCTGGGTCTGGGGCGTTATCACGCAAGTGATTGGGATCGAGTCCGGCAATCGCTCATGCAACATCACCTGTTTGAAGACAAGTCAATTCCAGCTAATCCGGTAGTGCCTACACCGTCAACTGAGGAGACTGAGGCGACGCCCATCATGAAAACGTCTCCAGTCCCACCAGCTCCCGAACCTGCTCAATCGGCCCCTCCGCGCCACCAGCCTATGGCCGTTCCTCCACGCCGCGTCAGTACAAGCGGCTACCTCAAGAGACGCTGATATGTCCTTCACGAAAAAGCACCTCGACGCGGTTGAGGCGGCCATTGCTCGCGGTGAAAAAACTGTGCGCTATACCGACCGTACCGTGGAATATCGCACGGTCGATGAGCTGCTCAAGGCGCGCGAAGAAATACGCTTGTCATTGGCCAGCACTGCCGGGCCACGTTCGCGTGTGGTCCGGCTGTACCACGCAGGGAAGGGGGTCTGATGGCCCGACATTTTCCGACGTTGACCCGTAACGGCTTTGTGCTGCCGTCCAACATCAAGGCCAGTTACGAAGGCGCCGGTGAAGGGCGCCGATCCGCCGGCTGGGACGCTCCCGATAACGGGATCAACAGCATCAATACCCCGGCATTGCGCAATTTGCGGTCGCGCTCCCGGGCAGCGGTTCGCAATGATCCGTATGCCTTCAACGTGATCGACAAGCGCGTCAGCAACCTGATCGGCACGGGCATCACTCCGAGGCCAACGACCGACGATGATGCCTTGCGCAAAATGCTCCAGGAACTGTGGGGAGATTGGGTCGATGAGTCGGACGCGGATGATCGAACCGACTTCTACGGCCAGCAGGCGCTGGTGGCGCGCACGGTAGAAACCTCGGGTGAATGCTTTGTGCGCTTGCGTCCTCGTAGCCTGGACGAAGGCTTGGCGGTTCCGCTGCAGTTGCAGATTCTGGCGCCGGAGTTTGTGCCGCACGACAAATTCGAAACCACCAAAAACGGCAACGTCATCCGCGCCGGCATCGAGTTCACCCCGGGCGGCAAGCGGGTGGCGTACTGGATGTACCTGTCGCATCCCCGCGATGCAGCCTCGTTGAACGCCGGCTACAACCAGCTAGTGCGCGTTCCGGCCGCGCAGGTGCTGCACATCTTCGAACCGGTCGAACCTGGCCAGTTGCGCGGTGTGCCGCGATTGTCGCCGGTGCTTAAGCGCTTGCGCAGTCTGGACAACTACGACGACGCGGTGCTGTTCCGTCAGGAGGTGGCCAACCTGTTCGCCGGTTTTATCAAACGCCCGGCGCAGGACTCGGGTCCGGCTCCACGCGATCCAGTTACCGGCGCTTTGCTGGATCTGGATCGCGACGGCTTCACCCCCATGGTCGCGCTTGAGCCCGGCACCATGCAGGAACTGGGGGCAGGTGAGGAAGTTGAGTTCTCTAAACCGCCAGACGCCGGCAACAACTACCCGGACTTTATGCGACAGCAACTGATGGCTGCTGCAGCTGGCTCGGGTACGCCTTACGAAATCCTCACAGGCGACATGCGTGGGATCAACGATCGAGCGCTGCGAGTGGTGCTCAACGAGTTTCGGCGCCGCCTGGAACAACTGCAATTCAGCGTGTACGTGCATCAGCTCTGCCGTCCCGTACGGGCCGCGTGGTTGGACATGGCCGTACTGTCGGGTGTTCTGGTGCTGGACGATTACGCACAGAAGCGCCGCCAGTACCTCCGCACTCGCTGGGTACCGCAAGGCTGGGCCTATATACAGCCGGTTCAGGACGTGCAAGCACGAGCGATGGAGGTGAGAGCCGGTTTTTCGTCGCGCAGCGAGATGGTGCTGCGCACCGGCTACGACGCCGAAACGGTTGATCTGGAAAACGCCGCCGATTTGGCGCGCGCCACCTTATTGGGCCTCAACTACAACACCCTTGATGCCGTCGAAGACACCGACGACAAGGAGCAACCATGAGCAAGAGCGCGAAACCGCGTATTTACAACCGCGCCGGCAAACGCGTCGAGGTCAAGGACAAGACCTGGTACGCCGTTCATGCCAGCGGCGAGGCCGCCGAGCGAGTGATCGAAGTCTTCGTCTATGGCGAGATCGGCGCGTGGGGCATCACTGCCAATCAGTTCGTGCAGGATCTGCGCGCCATGGATGATGGTGTGTCGCCGGTGGTCGCCGCGTTCAACAGTATCGGCGGTGACCTGTTCGACGGTCTGGCCATGCACAACGCGCTGTCGCGACTGGGCGAGCGCTGCACCGGCCGGATCGATGCACTGGCAGCGAGTGCCGCCAGTGTGGCTGTGTGCGGTGCCCACCGCGTAGTCATCGCGGCGAACGCCATGTTGATGATTCACAACCCATACACCTATGCAGGTGGGGGCGCCGAGGACTTCCGCCGGGTCGCTGACGTATTGGATCAAACCTTGGAGGCGATCATCGCGGCCTATAAGGCCAAGGCGCCCAACATCGACGACGCGGAACTGCGGCGAATGGTTAATGCAGAAACCTGGCTGACTGCCAATGAAGCATTGGCCCTCGGTCTGGCTGACGAAGTCGGCGACGGCATCAAAGTCAAAGCGTGCCTAGGTCAAGGCGCGGTCTTGCAACGGTTCCAGCACGCTCCGGCTGAGTTGGTAGCGCAGCTCGACGAGGCGCCCGAACCGGATCCGGATCTTGATCCTGTCGAGCCGCCGCTGGTGCCGCCTGTAGTCGACTCGGCCAAGTTGGCATTGATGGTCACTCAGCGCTGCACGGCGGCGGGCATCAGCAACCTGATCGAACCGCTGCTCAAGTCCACCCAGCTTGAAAGTGAAGAGATCGTTTTGGCGGGTCTGGCACGCGCCAAGGCGATTAACGACCTCTGCGTGGCCGCGCGGCTGCCTGAATTCAGCGCCGAGTATGTCGCGGCAGGTCTGGATGCGCCGGCGGTGCGGGCGCGTCTGTTCGACAAGATTGTCACCAGCGGTAAGGGCTTTGAAATCGACAACAGTCTGCCGCTGGCGGACGACCCGGCGCCCAAGGTGCTGGCCAAACAACCTGACCCCAACTCGATTTGGGCTGCTCGCCAGGCGGCTCAAACTGGAACCGCGCGCGGCGCGAAAGGAGCATGAGCATGACCATCAAACAGGAACCGATGCACGCAGGTGAATTCCTGCTGTCCGAAGGCGCCGGCACTATTTCGCGTGAAGCGATCAACGTCGCCGCCGGTCCAGCGTTGTGGCCGGGACAAATCCTCGGGTTGGTGACCGCCTCCGGTGAATTTGCCCCCTACGAACCGACGGCTGAGGACGGCACCGAAAACGCCGTCGCCATTCTCTACGGCCCGCTTGGTGAATCCGATGTGGTGCGTCGCGGCCGCGCCGTGGTGCGGTTGGCCGAGGTCAGCGAAGCGCATTTGACCGGCCTCGATCTGGCTGCTGAGAAAGCCCTCGCCGCACATTCGGTGATCGTCCGCTAAGTCGATCCTTCTTTTTTATGCATCCCGCCGCGTGCGGGATTTTTCGTTTCTGGAGAGTACCCATGGCTGATATCGCCATTTTTGAAGACGAAGCGTTTACCGTTACTTCGCT